GGTACACGGCGCAGCCCACCAACCAAGTGCTGATAGACGATCGCAGCTGGGTGGACGAGCTCAAGTGGCCGACGTTCCTTAAGCGCCAGCGCGACTGGCACAGCGCGGAGGACCGGGAATGACCATCGAGCTCGACGACTGGGACCGCGACTGGCTCGCGCGCGCGCACTCGGAATCAGAGTACCGGGCGAAGTGTAAGGAACTGATGGAGCGCTGCGCCGAGTACGGTGCCGAGCTCGAGCAGCTGCGCGGGCAGCGTGCCGGGTGCGGCTACCCCGACTGCCTCATCGACAACCGCTGCGCCCGGATGTGGGCGGGCGAGTGTGCGGGACCGAAACAACAGGAGGGGCAGCGATGAGCAAGATTAACGACGGTGGCCCGGCGTTTCCAAGCACGATTCAATATTTTCCAGACGACAAGAACGCGAACGAAGAGCAAGGCATGACCCTGCGCGATTGGTTCGCGGGGCAGGCGTTGGCGGGGTTGGCATCGTATGTGACCAAAGGCGCAACTTTTGACGACATTGCCAAGGACGCCTATGCCATAGCCGACGCCATGATCAAGGCGCGGGAGGTGAAGCCGTGACCACGCAACCCGAAGCGAAGCAGGTGCCGTTGGTTGAGCGGCTTGAGTCTGTCCCCGTCGATGCGCGATTGGCTGTCGATGATGGCCCGTACAGCACTTCGTATTATCCGGTCGGCGCGATGGCACACGAAGCCGCCGCCGAACTGCGCCGCCTGCATGCGGAGGTCGAGGCGTTGAAACTGGAGAACAACAATCTGCGATGGCTTTCGATGCGGATGACACCGGCCAAAGCAGAGGAGGTGAAGCCGTGAGCCACATCACCCTGCCCCGCGCTGTGGGGCTGCACATCCGAAACTCGTTGCGTGGAATCGTCAATGCTTCGGACGATGATTGCGGCGAGGAAAAATGCCGGGAGTGCGCCCCGGTGCGCGTGATGCGTGAAGCCCTCGCCGCCCTCGCCGCCGCGCTCGCGGAGCCGGAGCCAACCGTCAAGGATTCCTTGACTGTTGACGCCAAGCCGGAGCCGGTGGCCCATGTAGAGAACGGGGTGTTGGTTCGCAGCGCGTTGCCGAAGGGGTACACCGGGCCGCTCTACGCCGCCCCACCGCAGCCGGACGCCATCGCCCGAGCGGTCGAGGCCGAGCGGGAGGCGTGTGCGAAGGTGTGTGATGACTTGGTGTTGGCGCATCCCGGTCGTGCCGACTTGACCGCTGACCAATGCGCCGAGGCTATTCGCGCGAGGGGGGCGCAAATGAGTGACGCGATTAATCCCGATCGCTACAAGCAGGGCGATAAGGATTGCATCGACGCGATTAATCCTAATCACTACAAGCAGGGCGACAAGGAAGGCATCGACGCACTTCGCGCCGCTTTGTGGAACGGCATCCGTGCGAGGGGGAGCAAATGAGCCTCGCCCTGCTGACCGAGGTCCGCGACGCCCTGCGGCGGCTCGACCCCGCCTGGTGCGCCGTCAACGGTAAGGAGCAGATCGGCGACGAGGAGCTTGACGAGCTCATCGCGCGCGTCGAGGATGCCGTGGAGGATGGTGATGGAACGCCCGCCTGACTTTGACGCCTTCTTTCGGCTGCTGCGCGACGCGATCATCGCGGCGATCGGCATCCTGCTGTTCTGCGCGCTTCTTGTGGAGGTGATGACATGAGCGACCCCATTAACCCGGCCCATTACAGGGCCGGCGAGATCGAGTGCATCGACGCCATCGAGGCGCAGCTCTCGCCGGCGGAGTTTCGCGGATACCTGCGCGGCCAGGTGGCCAAGTACAACTGGCGACTGGGGCTGAAGGATTCCGTGGAGCAGGACGCCAAGAAGATGCTCTGGTACGCCTCGATGCTGGCCGGCGTGGACCCGAGAAAGCGTTAGACCGCCTCTCCCCGGAACCACGCCTCCCCTCCATCGACCACCACGATCTCGGGCGGCAGGAGCCGACCCTCGCGGAACGTGAGCACCGCGAAGCCCGACGCCCAGTTGAGCGGGCCCGCCTCGACGTAGGTGAACTGCGGGCCGCCGACGTCGGCCATCGTGCCGGTGTCTACGCCGTATCTACGGCCGCGGTAGTCCGCCCAGGGCGTGACCTTGAGCTGGTGCAGGTGGCCGTGGACGTAGCTCACGCCGGCCTTGAGGGTCGAGTTTATGGCCGCGTGCAGCCCGCCGCCGACCGGGCGGTGCCGGATGCAGACCCAGCCGTCGGTCTTGGCGTTGAGGTGCAGCGCCCAACCGGCGCGCCACTTGGGCAGGAAGTCGAGCAGCGTCGAGCCCGGCATCCCCTCGACCTCGGAGACGCGGCCGGAGAGGTAGTTCTCGAAACGTGCGTCATGGTTACCAATCGTGCGCACGAGCTTGGCCTTGCCCGCCGCTCGCTCAATCTCGGCGCACCGATCCTGCACGGCGTGGATCTCGTCCTTCAGCTGCGGCTGCTGCTCCCACATGATCCGCGGGTGGCGCGAGATGCGCGCGCCGTCGAGGATGTCGCCGTTGAGCACGATCATGGCGGGCTTGAGCGCCTTGGCGAGACGGCAGAAGGCCTCATGCGCGACGGTGACGATGCCGGGCCAGTAGTGGCAATCGGAGGCCACGAGCACCACGCCGTCGGTGATGGTGTCGTGCATCTCGCCCTCGTACTTCTCGGCGCGTTCTGCGGCGAGGGCGTTGGCGCGGCGTCCGGCGAGGCTCTGCTCTCCCGTGCCGCGGATCGGGTTGATTGCCTCGAGCGCCATGCCGTATTTCGCCTCCATCGACCGGCGGCGGCTATAGACGCTGCGCAGTCCGATGTTGAGCGCCTTGGAGACGAGCGTGGCCTTCTTGAGCCGCCGCCAGGCGGCGATGAACTCCTGATCCGATGCGGTCAGCGGCACGGCTTGGCTCCAGAGTCGAAGGTCGTCAGGGACTGATGGAGCAGGCTCGCCAGGTTATCCACGAACACCTCGTCGTGTGACAGGGGATGGTTCATCTCGTCGAGCAGCGCGTGCGCCCACTCGTGGCAGAAGGTCTGCTGCAGCTCGGTGTCCCCCTGATCGCCGCGCAGGTCGATGCGGTGACAGGTCGGGTCGTACATCCCGACGGTGTTCATCGAGTGTGGCCACCGGGTGCGCGGCATGATGCGCACGGTGAGCTGATGACCGTGCAACTGGAACCGACGCGGGATCTGCAGCCGCTCATGGCGGCTGGTGCGGTCAGTCTTGCGACGAGAGGAGGCCTGCTGCTGGGGCATAGGTTGCGATCCCTCGGGTGCCGGGCGACAACAATGCACGCCTGGCGAGCGGCGCTTGTATACCACGCATCAGGTACTGTTGGATAGCCGGGCTCTGGTAGAGCCGCGCCGCTCCGCGTGGGGCCATAAGGCCGAGAGCGCCAAGGGCAAGCGCCGTCTGCGCCTGATCGCTCGGCGTCTCGCCGGAGACTACGCCATAGCCGACGCCGGCAGCCGCCGGCGCCAAGGCCTGCCCATACGCCTGAATCATCCCGCGCGGGGCGGTACCGGACTGCGGCATCGTCTCGGCCATCGTCCGCATGTCGCGCGCGAGGCGCGCCATGTCTGCGTCGCCGCGGCCGTAGAGCGCCGCGCCGCGCTGCCGCGCGGTTCCGGTGGAGGAGGCGAGCGCCGCCGGCGAGATGTTGCCGGTCGCGTTGGCCGCCACCGCCGGCTCCAGGAGCTTGAGGTTGCGGTACTGCTTGCGCGCCTGCTTGATGGCGGCGGCGGCGTCCGGGCCGGCGCTGCGCTCGAGGGCCGAGTCGATGGTCTCGCGGAGCTGCTGTGAGACGCCGGCGAGCGCCGGGTTTCGGCCCATGTCGGCGGCGATGGTGCGGATGCGCTGGTAGGCCTCGCCCGAGATGCGGTCCTGATCGTCTACCTTGCTCAAAATGTTGTTGAGCTGGTTGCGCAGCGGGGCGAGCTGCGCGGGCTCAAGCGTCATGCTCGCGGCCTCCTCGAGCGCGGCGAGCTCGGAGACCATGCGGTCATCGACCTTGATGC